GTCTGCTTGTTTAAGTCCACCTCAAAGATGTCTCCTTCCGTAGTTGTGTTTACGATAGGGTCATTGTCAAAATGCCACTTGATTAATTCTAATACTTTGTAAAATCCTGTCATCGTCTCATTTGTCTATCAAGTTGTCTTTGTTCGATTTCGTTTTTTTGCTTTTCTTAGACGTTTCAATTACATAGTCTCTAAACTTCTCTAACTCCTTTTGGACTTCAGTTTTATTCACCTTTTAGTCGTTTGAGTTCTTCAAACACGGCAAGTAATTCTGCCTCCTTTTGTGCTACTAGTTCTTCTTGAGATGGTTCGTCGACCTCAATATATTCTACTCGGACAAGTCCGTTGTCATCGTAGATTTCGTTTCTTACTTGTGCCATATTTTTTAGATTAAGCTACTATGATAAATACCCCAGGAACCGTGGTGCTTGCTGCGGTAGGCGTGCCAAATGTAGTGGGCGCAGAACCAAAAGCAACCGATATTTGATAACTTGAACAATTTGTTATATTATTAAAATTTTTGATATTCATTAAAGTTGAAGCAGTATGACCAGTTATATTCGCTCCGGATGCACTTGTATGAGTTGCCAACCAATAAGTAACGCCAGCAACAAAATTGAATGAAACTAAAGCAGTTTTTATTCCATTTGTCGAGCAGTCTAAATTTGCCGATTCATATAACTTTTGGTCTGGCTTTCCGTTAAGGTTTGAATAAATTAAAATGCGAGTATTTACACCAGCCAAAAAAGTAATAACATTTATATTGAAACTTGCACTTGTGAAACTCTGGTTTGGAATAAAAGGAAATGTCTGCAAACGGTTACTTGTTGTTGAAACACCAGCACTAGCAGCACCATTAACAAGTGCCGAAATTGAATCACCCGATTCAAGCGGTACAAGAGCGTGAACACCTACAAAAGTTCCCATTGATAAATCACCAGCTCCCAAAACCGAACTTCCGTTAATTGTCTTGATGTTTGTGCCGCTAATCAAAGTTGGTTGCACTGCTAAATTACCAGCTCCCAACAATGAAGTTGAGTTTATTGTTTTAATGTTAGTTCCGCTATATAGAGCATCTTGTTTGTTATTAAAATTGTTCCAATCACTAGAATTTAAAAAACCACTTTGACCTGAATCTGCTTCAGCTATACTAATGTCTGGAGTTGCCCCACCTGATGAGCTAATTGGTGAAGTTGCAGTTACTGATGTAACGCCACCGCTTACAACTAAATTTCCACTACCTACAATAGAACTTCCGTTGATAGTTTTGATATTCGTTCCACTAACTAAAGTAGCTTGCTTTGCGTTTAAAGCATTTTGTAAATCAGTTTGAGTAGATAAAGTACCTGTGATTGCACCCCAAGTTGCTCCTCCTGCGCTTGCTGAAATTTCTACATAAACGCTGCCTGTCCAACGATAAGTCTTATTCGTGTCTTCTGCTATGTAAATTGTTTTTACTGCGCCTGTAACAGGGAATGCGGCTAAATTAGCGAAGGTTCTTACTTGTGATGGTACATTGATTGTTACTGCCATACTAGGTTTATTATTTGATTGCTTAATGGTGGGTAAGTAGAGGTTGCTACTTGTGTTCCGTCTATTTGTAGGTTTAAGGTTTCGTTAGGCAAAGTCAATACACCTCCGCTTGCTACGCTTGCAGTATAACTTAAATCCGAATTTGTTACTGTTGCAGGTTGACAAAATGGTGAGTAGCTGCTGGTATCGCAAATGGTCATCTCGTTAGGAATCAAGACATCAAATGTCATTGTCCATCCTGCCATAAAGTTTTCAAATCTCTCAGTAAAAGGCTCGCACGTTGGGTTGCCATCAACTACAAATTCCAAGTCCCACAGGTTGCCGTGTAGCATCATATCATAGCAGCGGTTTAAGACTGCCAGTTGCGTATTCAATACATCCTGCTCGTTGCTATTGCCCTTAAATAAATCCGTAGTAGCTTCCTTTGAGATGTTGACAATATCCATTGCAATCAACGATAGGTTGTATCTTACTACGTTGGTCTCAAATGATACGTTGTTGGTCATCAGGTGTACAAGCGGAAAGATAGTCTGCTTGTTTAAGTCCACTTCAAAGATGTCACCTTCCGTAGTTGTATTTACGATAGGGTCATTGTCGAAGTGCCACTTAATTAATTCTAATACTTTGTAAAATCCTGTCATCGTCTCATTTGTCTATCAAGTTGTCTTTGTTCGATTTCGTTTTTTTGCTTCTCAAAGGTGAGATAGGTGAGACATTTAGTAAGCCTGAGCTTGGTAATGTCATCGAACTTTGTAACGTCTCCCTTAGCGAGTCCATATATTGACTGATACCATCCCCATCGTTTTGCAAATTGAGCTGTTTCACTAAAGTCGCTGACAGGTTCTTGTCCATCGTCATCTGCTTCTCCAAATAATTCAGGGTAGCCGTTAGTAACTCGTTTCCTAAATTGTAAAAAAAAACCGATGCTGCAATGCAAACATCAAGTGGTGCGTACTGCATCAACTCTTGATGGTCTTTACTCGGCACATATTCGTGTAATTCGTATTTATCCTTGCTTCGTGTTTTTATAGGACGGTACATAACCGCCATTGCTTTGTTATATGTATCCCAGCTCTGCAAGTGGCTCTCTAAATCTACATACTCACCAAAAGTAATCTCTTCTAAGTTGGGAATAAACCCAAACTCAATATCACCAATCAAAAACGTCTGCTTAAATTCAGGCTTCTCCTCAAACAATTTTGAGAAGTGTGCTACCATTTCATTTAGTGAGGTGAGTTTAATCTTTGCAATGTCAGCTAACTTAACACCGCAGAAAATCTCAATCATTTTTTGTGCTACAAATTCCTCATCGTTGCTACCTTCTTGCACCTTTAGGAAATCCACATAGTGCTTAAGTGGGATTTCTTTTAATGAGGTAGGTACTTTGATTTGTATTTCCATAATACTATAAGTTAATTAATCGTTTTTGTATTCCTGAGCAAAGACATAAGAGTAAGCTTGAGCTAACAACTGCGAATGTTTCCGCATACTAAAGACATCGTCAAAAACAATGTGAATCTTTCTGCCAGTTCGCTTGTAGATATATTCCTCTACAACTGCTTTCATTTTAGGCATCTCATCGGATGTTGTATTGTCCATAGTTTGAATTTAAGCCGAGATTCTCCATCTCGTGGTATCTAAGTGCATCAATAGCGTGGTCGTTTCCTCCTGCAGGATTGTTTAACCTTACTCCGTTTTTATCTACATCCCAACAGTAAGCTCTCAGCTCCTTGATTAGGTTTGTGCTTTGCTTCGTCACTAAATACTCCTGACGTTGCATTACATCAATGCCGTACTTAATCGAATCCTTGCCCTTTGTAACGCCTTTAATTGTCTTGCCGAACCTGCGTATTTCCTCAATGGATTTAGGTTCACTAGAATCAGCGTAGATAGTAACGGCAGTCGGTAGCATTCTTGCTATGTCCGAGTTTAACATACCAGTTTGGTAAACAAGTTCGTTTACTATTCGTTTTCCGTTCCAATTATACACCTCAATTGCAGAGGTCGGGTCATTTGTGTATCCAAAGTCAAGCCCTATGCCTATGAGTCTTGCATCTTCAGGTAGCTTGTCTATCTCTTTCCAATTGTCAAACACCACACCCTCAAGGCTACCAATCTCACCAAGTCCGTACACTCTCCACCAATTAGCCCAATAGTTACTCGTTGCTGCTTTGTCACGATTCTTTTCGATTATTGTGACAATACTTTGGTCAAGTGCTTCGTTGTCTTTGTAGGTAAGTATAAGAAAGTCGGAGTCAGGTTCGTCTTTTAGTTCCTTATGCACCCAAAATTCATTAGCTGGGTTAAAGTCTAAGTAGATTTCTTTTTTTGTTCTTATTGAAAGTTCTTGGTAAGCATCAAATGTTACGTTGTTGCACTCATTGATATATAGAACGTCTCTCCTTGCTCCTCTTAACTTAGATGCGTTATCAGCAGAAAAGAACTCCATCGTGCTTCCATTGGCAAATTCGTATTTAAGTAGGGTTGCATTAAACCTGTCTTCTACATACCTACCAGTCCATCGCATTATTTTTGTAAAATCTTTTAATGCCCCACGACGCAAATGCGGTATAGTCTCAGCAACTACCGATACCTCTAAGCCTTTTTCTTTGGCGCACTTATCTATCAGGATTGGTAAGATACCAAATGTCTTTCCTGCAGATGTGCCACCCTGAATTATCTTAACTCGTTTTTTTAGAGCAAGTATTTTATTGATTGCGGTCGTTCTCTTGAACATCAGGGAATAATGGTTGCTCCGTTACAATAGTGTTTTCTACTCGCTCAGTTAGTCCGTTTAAACGTTGTGTGATAGAAGGATTGTACTGACCTACCATACCTCCTTCGATTTGGTCTTGTCGGATTGCTTTTCTTATGCGTGAGCAGATGGGTAAAAATTCTTCGTATCTTTTATCTACATTCTTAAAGTATTGTTCTACCATTCCGACTTCATCGTAGCAAAACAACTCAAATCCTTCCATTGTTAGAGGTCTTTCTAGTGGCTCTGCTCTCTCTTCAAATTCCTTTCCTCCGAATACGCTTTTGATTCTTGGGTTCGCTTTTACTTCGCTTTTGTATGTATCAAATAGTTCCTTTAGTTGTTCGGGACTATCTAGGTTTCTTGGTCTTCCTACTTTTGCCATTTTTTATTTCGTGTTTTTGTAATGTTCTTCCACCTTTTTAAAGTGGTCTAAAAATTCGTCTTCGCTTAACTCCTCTAAACATAACAAGCCTGATGCATCGGTGTAGTATTCAATTATGTGGTTTCCGTCTTCTCGTATCTTGTCCGATAACTGACGGGCATAACTAATCATTTCACTTCCGAAGTCTAGAAGATAATATCTCATTTGTACTCTGCGTAAACTTTTTGCATTTTGTCTATAATCTCCATCCAACAAGTAGCACAAGAAGTAGGCTCTCTGCTGATTCCAAAGATGCGGTTGTATATCTTTAAGATTGCATCCTGCTCACTTGGTTTTAGACTGTGTTTAGACAATACCTGTGATTCCGTTAAGTAGTTGTATTCGTCTTCAAGTAGGCACTTTGGATTGCGGTAAGGGAATAAAGCATTTAGCTTCTCCTTTCGTGCATCACATCCGCAGTCCTCTCCTGCTATGAACTCTACTAATTTTTTGATTCCTGTGGCTTCCGTGATTTGTTCGATTGTATCACCTAAACCTTGTGCTTTTCTTTTTGCCATATTAAATTAATTCAAATTCTTCGTTTAAAAAGTCGGTATAATCATCGCCTACCGATTGGCGTATTCTTTCCTTGCAGGATTTTATAGTTAAAAATATAGACTTTAAACTGATGCCAGTCTTCTCTGCTATTTGTCTCATTGCCTTACCTTCGTCTTTATATATCCTGAACAACATTTGGTCGTACCATTCCCAACTGTTTATCTCTGCTTCTATTCTATGATAAATGTTATCTAGTGATTCGTGTTTTAGTGGCTCTAGTTCTGCATCAGGCAAACTATATACCAACTCTATAGATAAGTCATTAGATGCACTTTTGTTGGCTTTAAACGTAGTGTTGCGCAGTAGTATCCACATCAAAGCACGGTTTGGTTCTCCGTTTTGAATGATTCTATCGTAGTAGTTGTACTGGTCAATCTTTAAGTAGACGTCTTGTACTACATCCTCTGCAAATTCATTGTCGCCAAATAAACGGACTATGTTAAGCCATTCCTTGTGATGCTTTGATAAGATAGTTAGTGCGTTCATTGGTTAAATTCTAAACAAATATAAGACTATATTTTAATCAAACAAGTTGCCTACAAAAAAAGCCACTAATTAAAGTGGCTCTAAGTTGTTTAAATAAATCTCTTTTGTAACGTAGTTATCTATCTTGTGTAAGGTTGATAAGGTTACATCTTTGCCTTGTAGGAAGTTGTTTACTTGAAACTGGTGCATCTTTAGTCCTTTTGATTTTATGTCTTGGACTATTTGATTCCGTGTTTTGATAAGCAATATCCTGTTAAGCTGCTTTCGGAGTGTCAAATCATCAATGTACATCAAAACGGAAGGTCATCGTCCATACTATCTCCTACAGGTCTACGCTCCATTGGTTCAGGTGCAACGTATGGTTCGCTAAATGATGCTGAGAAGTAACTGCCAGCTTTACCCTGCTTTACCCACAAAGCTACTTCCATTTCTTTGCCGTTTACGTTTACCTTTCCTTTGTAGTCAGGGTGATTCTCAGCTTTCTTGTTCGTGTTTTTAAAGATAGCTCCTGTGTTTGTTTTGTTTTCCATTATATACTAAAAATTAACTTGATTACTAAAATTATTACTATTGCAGTTACTAATATCATCGTGCTGAGTGCTGCTAGGTATTCGTTTTCGGGTCTCATTGTTCCTTTTGTTTAAATTGTTTTACATCCGCTTTTAGCTTCTCAATGTATAGCGTGGCATCCATTAGTTCCTCTTGCAGGTGATTAAGCCAATCGGTGAGGTTTAAATCAGTTCGTGTTAGCATAGTTCCGTACTTTTCTATTCCTCTTTGTGAGCGTTCCGCATACTTCGCCAAAACTGCCATAACTATCGGGTCTTCTATTTGCTGGTTCATAGGAATTTCATTAAGGTGTCGTAGTAAACTCTGCAATCTTCTATCCTGTCTTTAATCTGCTCGATAACTGCTTCGTCTTTTTGTACATAGAATACTTTTACTCTGCGGTTCTTTGGGATTTGACTAAATTCGTGTTTGCGCAGAATCTCCTCACGCAAGTCGTAGTCCTCATCAATCTTGTGCAGCTTCCAATGCGCTCTTCTAATCTCATCCTCTACCATGTCAATAGGTGTATCAACAAGGCAGTAGCAAAGCATTGCTTGAGTCTTGCCAGTCAACCATAAATAACCCTGTAGCTGATAGAAGTAGTCTTTGTTAGGGATTTCGGTATCAAAAAACGGAAAGGTAGTAGCATCCCAAGAGCTTTTTACGTCAAGCAATACCTTCTCCGTGTTTACGTCAGGTGTACCTGTTATATAATCGTTCTCAAAGTAGTCTTCGTTCTTGTAGATAAATTCTACGTCTAAGACATCGTTAACAAGTGAGATAGATAAATCCTCAACTGCATTGCCTTTGTCCGTGTAACGGCTTGAAAACTCCTTGCGGATGCCGTATTTCTCTTGTAAAACAAGTTCGTGGATGTAAGATTTAGCAGTTTGACTGATTAGTTCCGTTTTTGAGCGTGGTGTTGCCATTATTTTCCCTATGGCAGAACATCGAATCTTGAGAGCTTTCATAGTGCGTTCAACATATCGGTTTGACCTTCAGTTAATGCAAAGGATGATTCAAGTTTCTCTCGTGTAAACTCACCTTTGGCAATTGCTTGTACTGCTGCGCTGAAACGCTTTTGGTCAATCGCAGGTAGTTTCTTTTCAGTCTTTACTTGTTCACCTGATGCATCCGTGTCTTTGTCCGTTACTAAACCAAGTGCTGCACTCAAAGCATAGCGGCGGTAATAAGTTACACCTGAACCGAAACCTTGATAGTCATTCATACCCTTGAGTTGAACGTAAGGAATCATACAAACCGATTCCATAAACTCACCACTTTCGTGGAAGATAACCGTCTTGAGGCAGTTTTGCCCTTCTTGGTTTGTAAGTTGTTGTGTAAATCCTAGTCCGTGTTTCTTTAGCAACGGATTTATCTTGTCAAAGATTGCAGGTAAATCTGCGTAGGAATAGCCATAACCTTGTGTGGCTTTGTGGATGACTGGCACTTCTTGCTGAAATGCTGCCAAACTTTTAAATAAATTTTTCATAGCGTGTTATTTTTATACGAAGATATAGATTATTTAGATATAAATATATTTTTACTTAAATTATTTTCAATAAATCTTGCATAGGCAGCAGGATTCCTTTGCTGGTATTAGAATCTCCGCCTAAAATATCTCGGTTTGTGCCTATGTATTTTCTGCACATCTGCTTTAACTCGCTTGTTTCAATTAATATACTTCGTGTTTTGCTAAACCAATACACCCACCATTTTGCTTCAGTTGTGCTGATTCCGCTTTTATTGCCTCTACTTTCGTATTCTACAAATAAATTGCCTGTGTCATAGCACTTAAAATCTCGTTTTACTTCTATTGTAGAATCTATTACCTCACTTAGTAGGGTTTCATACTCTTGACCTACTTTAAGGTCGTGACGAAAGTCGCTATTATATTCCATTTTTAATTTTGTTTTTGTAGGTTTTTATCAATTCTTTTAGTTCGTCTTTTGTGAACTTTCGTGTTACCCTTGCTCTTGATTCCAGTTGGTCGAATCTTTCCTGTCCTATCTTTGATATTAGGTTGGCTCTATACTCAATGAGGTTACCTGACAAGAAACTATTGCACCTCTCGCATTGCAGGTGAACGTTATCCTCATCAAATCTTACGTTCCAATGGTTGTTAGCGTTGTAGAAATGCCCTGCGTTTTCTTTCTTTGGTTTTTGCTTACAAGAGATGCATAGTTCGTCTTTATCTCGCTCCCTGATGTATTTGTTGAATACCATTTGAGCTGCCTTGACAACATCCTGCACAGTCTCTAAATCGGCTTTCATTCGTGTTTTAGTCTGCTTCCATTGCTTCTCTTTGCTTTCGGCTACAAAAGCACGGATGCACTCTTCTTTCAAGCAATACTTATGAAGAAAGCGGATAGGCTCAAACTTCTCCTTGCAGTTCTTGCAGCGCATTAGATATTAATTACTTTTTCAATCCATTGTCTAAAAGCAATCTGCAACTCAATCTGCTCATCGTAAATCTTTCCTGCGTTTTCTCCGTCTATTCGTAGAATGTCTCGGTCTACTCTTTGGATTTCTTGTGCAAGCATATTTGCTTTATTTTTCAGTCCTTGTCGAAATACTGCATTGTCGTTCAGGTCTTCAATAAAATCTGCCAGCACAGGAAGGAAGGCACATAAGGCTACTAATTTTTTTTCTTTAATCATTTTAAAATAGTTTTTGTTGGTTTGTATGGTTTTTGATTCTTTCAATCGTTTTTTCGTAGTATTCAGCATCTAACTCGCAAGCCGTTAACTCGAATCCGTAATCGTGGCAGGCAATGGCAATACTTCCAGAACCAAGATGCGTGTCGAGTATTTTGTCTCCTTGTTTTGCGTACTTGTCAAGAAGCCATTTATATAATTCTTTAGGTTTTTGTGTTGGGTGTATTTTTTCATCTCCATTATTAATATAGGCGTCTGCTCTTGACATTGAGAAAATCTTAAATGTATTAATAGAAGTTTTTGCTAATTCTCCATCTTTAAAAGTACCGCTTCCTAATTTATTCCAAATAATAATACCAGTTAAATCAACATCAAAAAAATAGTTGCCTCCCCATATAATTTGATTTTTTGAAACCCTAAATAATTCTTGAAAGTATTTTTTATTTGGTACTTTATTATCCCAATTAGTTGAATGATATTTTTTATAAGTTCCCGCACCTTTTGTGAAACCTTTTTTACCACCTAATTCATTTTGAACTACATCAGCATTGATACCATAAGGCGGGTCTACTATCGCAAGTTCAAAATAATTGTCAGGATAACGTGCCATCAGCTCCAGGTTGTCCTCGTTTGTTATTGTTATTTTGTCGGTTATTTTCATAATTCTATGTTTTTAAATTTAAGTTCTTCTTGTAATTCTTGGTAAGCAATTCTAAGTTGGGCATTTCGCCTTGCAAGCTGGTTCAGCTCTCGGTTTAAAACTGTTATCTCCTCTTCAAGTAGGTTTATTACCTGAATAGTCTCTAGTAAATATCCCTCGCTTTCCTTGCCTCCGTTTATGTAGTCTTTGGCATCAGGCTTCTCCTTTTCAAGTTTCTCTCTTACGTTCTTGATTCGTTCTTTGACAGTCCAAACTGTAGTCTTTGCCCATAGTATTTTAAGTGATAAGTCCATGTTAAAAAGGGTTTTGAGTTGCTAATCTACGGAGTTTATCCGATGTTGTTTCTATTTCTCCGTCTTTTGGTATAGCCATCTGCTTCTCGTTTGGTCTAAATGGAGCTAAAGGGTCTACTCCGTTTATTTGGAATCCGATGCCTGAGTTAAACTCACATATCACAGGAAAGTCAATCTCAGTATGCTTGCCTCCAGTTTCCATATCCTTGACCTTTTCTACTTGCAACCAAGTTTTGTATTTATGTTCAGGATGTTTAATTAAGCGGTGAATAACTAACATATCATCACAACGGTTTAAGAAAGCCTTACCACCTTCAATGTGGTCTTTAAGTGGTGCTTTTAAATGACCTTTTAGTGCGCCTTCTGCATACAAGTTTCCTGTTCTGCCTGATTCGCTATTAGGGTGCGTGTTTATGTAGATAGTCATTCCCGTTTGGTTGACAAACTGCCTAGCTCGGTTCATAAATTCGTAGTTGCCTGAAAAGCTCATCTCTCGGTCAAGTCCTGTAAATGGGTCTATTAGTCCAACATTCGCTCCGCTATTTTTAAAAAGTTCGAGAATCTCATCAGGTTTGTAAAGTTTTGAGTTGTCTATGAACGTAAAGAACTGCTCCAAGTATGCAAGGTCTCCACTAATTTGCGAATGGCTTAATTTACTGAAGTGCTTGCCTCTATACATTTGAATCATATCTCTAAGGATTTGACCTTTTTGGTTTTCTCCTGACCAAATGCAGAATGTTAAATTGTGTTTAAGTGCAAGCGTAAGAAAGTACCAGTTAATCCAATACGTCTTGCCGACATTATCGTGTCCTAAAATTATGTTTAGTTGTTTAGGCTTAAATCTTAAATGCTCATCCAAGAAGCAGTCAAGTCCGAGTCCTTGTTTGATTTTACCATCTCGCACATCCAATAGGTATTGTAGCGAGTCTCCTTGTTTTAGTAGCATCAGTTATTTTTTAGTGCGGTTAGTAATCTATCGTTTTCCTTTTCAAGCCAATTAGCATTAAAACCTTTCCAAGAACGCTCTACGCATTTTCTTAAAATTAAGTTTCGGTCTCCTCCGTGTTTTTGTACTTGCCTCATAAATGAGTTAAATGCAGTTTCAGTATTTACTGCTCTTAGTTGTTTACGAACTTCCATCCATTCAAGAGACAACTTTTCGTCAAAACCATTGTCAATCAGCGAAGCTAAAAAGCTATATATATTATTCTTTTCTTTCTTTACATTCTTGTTTGGTGTCATTTGCGTTTCACTTGCGTTTCGTTCGTGTGTCATTTGCGTTTCATCTGCGTTTCGCTCACCTTGATAAGTATCATATTTACAGATAGTTAGCCGTGTCGTTATGTGTTCCGATTTTAGTTCAATCATTGAATCACTTTCGAGCAACTTTAAAAACCGTCTAACTTTGCTTTTATCGCAATTCCAACGCTTTGCTAAAGTATCTAAACTGCATAATGTTTGACCTCGTTTACAAATCAACACCGTACCTTTGAGATTAACTTTTTGCTCTGAATGATTCACTAATGTAAGCAAGTCAACCCAGTTCCTGAATTTCCACTCGTCTTTGAAAATCCAATGAGAAGTTATATCTCTATCAATTCTAATCCATCCGCTCATCTTCTATCAATGCTATTTGTTTACGTAACTCCTTGCTAAATTTTATTGCAGTAAACTTATTTAAGGTAATCCAAATTTCAGGACTATCTTTTTCTCGTATACCAATAAAAATTTCATTCCGAGTATTGCAAAAACATCGCAATTGTGTCTCGGGCATTTCAGATTTTTCTGAAGCATAAAAAATTAATTCTACCATCTTTAGTTGTAAAGGTTTTTTAAAAACCAGTAAACTTTTGTAAATAAAAAAGCCACTTTAAATCCGCAGCCTTCGACCTCTGCTTCATTAAAATGGCTCAATAATACCTTGAGGATTTATAGTGTCGAAGGAATCCTGTACAAATATAACGTATAACTCTTAAAAAGGTTGCACCGCTTAAAAATTGTTTTCAACATTTGGTTTTAACGTAGGCTCTTCATACTTACCCAGCTTTATGTGTCGTTGGATTCGTTTAAACTGAGCAAAGGTTTTAGCCTTTAGCACGTCTTGTTTTAAGTCAGGTGTATCAATACTATAGTAAGGCAGTTCAGCGCCATCTAGGAAGTCTCTAAGCTGCTTAGTAGCTAAAGCATAGTCAGCGTATCCAAAGCGGTTCAGGTCTTCGTGTTGACGTAGTCCGTGCAAAACCGTTGCATAGTGCTTACCTCCAAACATTTCTCCGATGTCTTCTAAAGTAAAGTCTAACTGGCGCAGCTCATTGTAAAGGTAGTAGCGTTTGTAGATGTAATTACGGCTTCTATCCTTTGTCGTTAGTCCGTGTTCTTTTATCAGGTATTCAATTAGTTGTAGTCGGTTCATATTTATTGTGTTGGGGTGATGATAAATTTTCCATCATTAAAGCGGCTTGTTTGTATTAAGTCCATTTTTTTCCAATAAGCAAGTCCTTTGCTAGTGAATATCCATTCCTGCACAGTTACAGGCCCTATTTTGTATGTTAGTTTAAATCTCATAGTCTTGCATTTTAATTTCACAAATTCGATTGTAAAGTTCATGGTTAAATGAGTCCCAAAAGCGATTCACCCGATAGTTGTTAAATGAACCACCAAGTCCCCTCATCGTTGTACTCGGCAACGTAGTGTTCTTCAAAGTAGTTTTGGTCGTAAATGGTTTCAAGGTAGTTATCGCAATCTTGAGTTTGTTTAATGGTAAGAATTTCATTGTAGTTCTTTTTAGTTATTTTGTAGTTAGAGTAAGAATCGTAAATTTCAATTTCGTATTCAGCTAGGATTTCTCCGTTAGTTTCGGTATCACCCTCATCGTGCAGCGTGACCATTAGATAAACTAGGTTATGTCCGCTTCTTTTGTAGACCTCAAAGTCTTTTAGTTCAGTTACTATCATCTTATTTAAATTTGTCGTTGTAAACGTGGTTAACATATTTGTCAAAAGACGGCTTTAGTTCGTAGGTCTTTGGCTTGTAGGTTTGGTTATTTCGTGTTTTGGCATCCAACACAGGATAGGTGTTTGTACTGGCAAGCCAAATCAATAAACCGAATCCCACTACTGCGATAATGCAACCGCCTAAAATCTGCTTCTCGTCTTGGTTCAAGTCCTTAAACAAAAACGAATACTTCTTAATTGTCTTCATGCTCTTCTATTTTATGTTTTAGTGTATTAATTGCTGACCACTCTGCACCTAATCGTTTAGTGCTAGCATCTTGATAACCGTACGCCTCTTGAGCATACAGGTAGTCTTCATAAAGCTCTTTCTCTTCGTTGAAGATTAGTTCTAAAATTTCGTCTTTTGTCATAGCGTTATTTATTTAAGTAGTTATCAATTTTTACAATCATCTTGTCAATTGCAGTTAATGAATCTAAGTGACTAAATGTTCCAAACATCATAGAACCATTTAAATAAGCTACTGCCGTAGTAGCGCCACCGTCTTGAGTTGTTTCAGTTACTTCGAAACCTTTGTAATTAATTGTTTTCATAGCGTTTTTGTTAAAAGATTATATGCAAATATATACACTATTCTCAACGTAGCAAACTTTTTAACATATTTTTTTAACATTTTTTTAGATTCCTTTATTCTACAAGGGTTTCAGGCGCAAACTTTTTTACAAATAATTTATTATCGGTTTGGATTTATGCAATTTTCGTAAGGTTTTCGGTCAAGTTTTGTGACAAAACGTACCCGAAAAAATGTAATATAGTGTGAGTTTAATTGGAATATAACCGATTAGGTACGCAAATAGTTGCAAATATCCTATTATAGTACGAAAAAAGCCCCCGATTAAGGAGGCTCTTACGCTATGAATAACAAATATACTAAAAATTGTGAGTTAATCTAGCCACCTGTCCGAACTCTTTGTGATGGACAAAGCCTTCAACTGCTTTGGGAACGTGAGCGTATCCGTTGCGGTGATGCCAACTATCCGTTCCTGATGGTGACCTGAGTGATTCTACTGTTACTCCAATGTAATCTTTGGAGGTTTTGTGGTGAACGTGATGCGTGTAAACGTAACGGTGTTTAGTTTGAGACCATTCAACAGGAAACTCAGTAGCCATTAATATAGGTAAGTCTTGGTGTTTCGCTCCATCTCCGTGAGTCGTGCCGATAAGGTTCTTTCCGTATTGGAAGCCTTTTCGATGTGCAATAGAACAATCAAAAGTAATGTTCTTGCAATCTTTAAACCAAGTTTGAATAACGTCAGCAAGAAAGAAACCGTGTGTATAATCGTGATTAGAGGGATTGAAAGTAAAATGTACGTCAGCAACCCCGATAAGAAGTTCAAGAATCTCAACATAAAGTTTTTTTGCAATTAAAAAATTAGAGTACCACATCCCATCCGTGTCTTGTGAAGTACCTGCGGTTGTAGTTCGTTTTGGAGTATCTATGTGCAGAATATCGTTTCCGCCTATAAACAAAATCTTGTCTATTTGAAAGCCTGCAGACTTGTCTAAAATGCCCTGCACTCCTTCTAAGACTCTTTGTACGGCAATTTGGTTATTATATACCTCTCCTACTTCAAAAGCATCGCAGAGCTTACCTATGTGAATGTCAGCAGGGTCTATAACTAATAAGTGTCCGTCAGTTGATGGATTCCGTGTAATTGTAGGATAAGAAGGGCTATACTGAGCCAAATCTGCAATTAATTGGTCTTTAAACTCGTTGAACTTATCGACCTGACCATTAAAGTTTGGATTCTTAAAGAATAGTGATGCCTCTTTATTTTTTATCCATCCGTGTTTAACATCCTTTTCGTCTAACCCAAGTGCGTTAGCTTCTTTTTTTATGGCTCGGTACTGATTTAAAATCTCTGCTTCGTCAGCTTTCAATCGGAATCTAAATTGTGTCATAAAGGGTTTTTAAAGTTTTTCAGTAGCCAGTTCGTTACCATACCTACTGCGAAACCCAAAACTAACAATAATATGTTAGGTTTTACATTTTTACGTTTTTCGGTTTTGTACTTGACTACCTCAACTTTTTCAATCATTCGTAAGGTATCTCGTTTAAGTTTATACTCAATTCGTGTTTGTAGTCTCGTTTTAGGCACGAAAGAACGCTTGTAACGCACTATTGTATCTTTTTGGACTAATACCCTTTCCCACATTATTGAGTCCCTTAAAACGTACGGAATTGAGTCAATAGAAGTTATTGTAATTGTATCAGCTACGGTGTCGCAACGATAACCCTTGTCAATCGCTTTACGGACGTGGTAATTTACCGAACAGGCACTAAGAATAAATAGGCTAAAACTCGTTAATAAGACAGTACGTAACATTTTTTTGGCTTTTTATTAATGAAATAATGTTTTTGTATTTGGTCACGTTATTGACAACCTGACATCCTGCTGACCACCAACCAACATTTGTTCCTGATGGCTTAGTCAAGTCATATGTGTTAGGATGGAAGTTAATACCAAAGTAACCCTCTTGCAATACTCCTTGCTCTTCGCTTTTAGAATCTTTGTCCGTGTCTCGGTAGACTTTTACTTTGTTTCCGAGCTGCAATAGAGCCTCAACTTTTCCTTGATGTTTGCCGTACTTCCAAACGTTGTGATACCACTCGTCTGCTTTAAGGATAGCTGCTCCGTCTTTGTTTACTTTCTCGAACTGGTAAAGCGTTGGAGTGCCACAATTAGTTGTAGCTGAAGTAACCAATACAAATTCCTCACCTTTAAATAAATATATTTTATCATCGAATGTGTTAGGTATGTCCTCGTTTGACCTTACTCCTAGCAACCAATATCCTGCAGGAATCTTAGTAAAAGACGAAAGAGATTTAACTCTCTCAATTAATTGCTTATCGGTGTATGGTCTTACCATTATTTTAATTGGTCTACTTGTTCTTTTCCACGCTTAACAAACTGCATAAATTTTTCCCAAACATTAACACCAGTTACCGAGTGATAGTTTTCGTTGATGCTTTTAAGTTCCGTAAATACGCAGAAGGCAGTAAAGGCTTTAGTCATCAACAAATCAACTGAAATAAAGTAGGCTAATAAATCAGCTAGGATAAACTTTTCAAGCATAAAGATAAATACTATCGCACCACTATACAAAAGGCTCTTAGAAATCGTGTTAGATAGCCTGCGTGAGCGTATCGATGCCCATCCGTTTTTCTTTACGGTTCTCCAAATGCCAAAAGCCATATCTAGAATGATTGTGAAAATTGCCATCAGCACCATCGGCTTAACAGGTGCTAGTAGAGTGAATAGCGAAAAGGCAAATAGAAGTAGTTTAGTTTTCATTCTTTTGCTTGCTTAAATAGATTCTTAATTTTTCTACATTCGTGTTTTTAGGAGTGTACTTCAACCCCTTTGGACGATTCTTTTTCATATAAACCAAGAAGTGTAATTGTTCGTTGTGTCAGGGTACATATCTTGATTCACGTTTTGATTGTACTCAGGGAATAAGTCTTGGTTGAAACTCATGTAACTGATGAAACGCTCGGTGTAGTGCTGAGCAATTTGTCTCTCTTTCTCTAACAAGAAATCTACTTCGTTTTTATCTACGTTTTCAGCGTTCTCCGAAGAGTGCTTATACACCCCTTTGTTTGCAATTGTGTAAGCTGCAAACGGTAAGTATTCAACCATTGACCAATGTATCAACATAGGCTTTACATACGTCTCAGTCAGTAGCTCGTAGTTACCTGTAAGCGTTCCTGCGATAATCAAAGTCTGAATCTTCTCAAGTAACTTTGTACCCAAGTAGGTTTGTATATGAATGTCCTGAGCAATCTTAACGAACTGAATGAACTTGTCAGTATCTACGTTGCCGTTAACTGCCGTAAAACGAACTATATCGTCTCGTGTGATTAGTAGTGCCGTTGCCATTATTTCTTGCCGTATGTAGGGTTAGTAGGTAAAAAGCCGTTGTATGGCATCTCAGTAGGTAAGGTAGATACCAAAGCATTGTTCTTAACAACGTATCCGAGTTTCTCTGCTTTGCGGACTGCTACTTGCTTTAATTCTTTGCTGCCTACGTTTAATGCTTTACCTGAGAATGTCGCATAGACTTGTTTATTCCATCTATGGTTGCAGTTGCCTCCACCTTTGTACAACCAAATGTCGTAGGTATTAGTTCCTTTAGGACCCCATCCTGCATTAACTGATTGGTTCGCCATCTTATCAATATCTTCTTTGCGATATATCTTGCCAGCTTGAATCATCTTGCTGCAAAACAAACGTGATTTAGCAGTCGTTTTACCTGCGTAAACATAGCGAGTGATAAACTTAATTCCGTCAATGACCTTATCTTGCTTAGATGTAATGTTAGGTCGGTCATCACCTGTGCTGACAAAGTTCCAAACCTTGCTCAATAGTGATGGTTTAAGCTCGTTAGAGAGCATTTCGTTCTCTTGGGCATCCAAGTCATAGTCAACTGCTGCATCGTCTATTAGAATCCAACTTGCGTCAGGTGATTCTCCTAGATTAATAAGGGCATCTGCAATCTCGTTATCTAAGGCATCGTGTTTTGATAGCTCCGTACCTGTCTCCTCTGCAACTTGCTCAGTAGTCATAGCATTTTCTAGGTCTACAAATTCAAGCGGTTTAAGAGTCTTAAAGAATAGGTTAAGCGAGATGTTATTAAACGAGAGAATCTTGTCAATGGCATCGATTATCTCCTCTTGGAATGGCTTAATGACCATGTTGTTAAAGAGAATAAACGAGTTCTCAAGCTCATCAGCATTTGAAGAGAATCCGTTTGTAGAAGCAACACCAAATAATAGCGGTGATGTTACGTTATGTCCTAGCATTATTTTACGCAAACACTCCTCACTTAAATAGGTATAGTGTTCAGGTGCATCGTTCAACGGAATGTCCTCGACAGTTGTGCGAGTATCCATATTGTCGTTAAAGGCAATGATTACCTTTTGACCTTTAGAACCAGTTAACTTGTTTAAAACCTTTGCAGAGATGATTTCTTGCTGCTCTAATGTAGGCACTCCGTTGTTAAAGTTGACCACCTTTGTGCCTGAGAATCCGTTTTGAACCTCGTTGATTAGGTAGTCGGATACTTCTTCTTCTAAAAGTGTGTAAGGTACTGCTCCCTGATAGTCAGGGTAAGCGTAATACTTCATTCCTACGGCATAAGGCTTAGAGAATAGTATTTCTACCTTCTCGTTTGTAAATCCGAACGCAGGGAATCTCTTAGGCACATATTTCTTTACGTCAGTCCAATCATCCGAGTAGTAGTAACCTTCTATCTCTCCGTCTTTATTGCACTTCTCAGCACGAAGTAAGTTAACAGGAATGTGGTAAGCCTTGAGAATCTTGTCGTGCTTGTCGTTGTAGTGTACCTGTAAGGCAAACTGACCAAATAACTTGCGGTCAAACACAATCTTACGCAAACATTCCTTGGAAATTAAGGTCATTAACTGCGCATACTCGTTAGGTTTGCGGTTAGCATCCGTAGCGGATATCCCTTTGCCGTAAATCAAACGAGAAATGTTATTGATAATTGCGTTGTTGGTTGTGGAGTTTGTGTATCTATCTATCAAAAATTGATAGGCGTTGTTGTCTTCTCCGTATTCTACCCAAGCCTCACGCTTACTCTCCTGAATAGTTGGAGTAGTGTAAGAGGATAGATTTAAGACGTGAATGTTACTCATATACGATGTATGTATTTGCGGTTGTATTTGAAGTGTACTGACCATTGTTAACCGAGAAGTTTACGATGTTTTGAGCAGTACAAAAGATTCTATCCTTGTAGACAATGTTTGCTCCTAACTTTAAAACCAAATCATAAAAGTGACCTTCCTTTAAAGCAAAAATTGCAGTAATCGTGTTAACGTAGTCCCCTTGCACGGAGCTGGTGATGGTTACGGTAACTGGTGTGTTAGTTTGGTCATCGGTAATTATCATAGCATCAAATGCGTTTCTCGGAATAAACGAAAAGGTTTGTGCTGATGTAGATGGAGTTAAAACTATCATATAACTATAAGCCAAATTCTACGATTTGTTTCCAAATAAAAAAGGCAGACCGAAGCCTGCCCTTTAACGCTATGAAAAAAACGATTAAGAAGCTACGATAGTAGTTGTTGCACCGAATACGGCTGTTGCATTTCCTACAAGTCCTGTTGCACCTGTTTCAGTATTTGCATCCAATAGATTGGCAAGGATTTTCTCAGTGCCTACAAACGTCAAAGTGTAACCAACTAAGTCACCCATTGCAGTTCCATTTGATACGTTAGCAGTAGTCAATTCCATTCCGTGTTCTAAACCTGCAAGGAAGAACTGATTGTTGCGTGTTTTGATGATTACGTTAGGGCGCCCGTAAGACAATAACTTAACTGTCTTGTGAGTAGCAGCATCTTGCTTCTTTAATACAACTGATAAAGTTTGCTCAACAAATGAAGTTCCGTTCTCACGAGAAGTTGTGATTACTTGGTCAAATGTATTTGTACCTTTAAGTTGGTATTTGTAAAGTGATGTTACGTTAGCAATTGTATCAATTGTATCGGTTGAAGCAGTATACACTACATCAGTTGCAGAGTTGTAGTCTCCGTAGTTAATGAAGTAGATAGCATCAATACCGCCTACTACGTCTTTACATACTTCTAATCTGCCTGTTGTTATTTCGCACATATTTTTTAGATTTTAAATGTTAAAAAAAAAGGAGGAGCGTGAACCCCTCCTTGAATAGTTAAATCAATTAAGATTAGTTAGCAGAGTTCGTGATACCGTAAGTAACCAAGTCTTGAGCAAAACCGTATTTAGCATCAGCAGTAAAGCGCATTACTACTCGGACATTTTGTGAACCATCGTTCTCAGCCATGTCAATTACACGCACTTCGTTTTGGTCATTCAAAAGACCAGTTGCAAAGAACAAGTTTGATTTTTGAGCAAGAAGTGCAGTGTTGTTAGCAAGACCGTTAGCCATGAATACACGAACACCATCAAAGAACAAATCACCAAGTTGTTGGTTTGTACCTTTGTTATCGTAACCATTAGCACCTACACCTGCAGCAGCAAAGCCACCTAATGCACGAACATAAGCACGATATACGTTAGAAGATACATACAAAGTAAGGTCTTCTTTACCGTAAAGAGCAGCAGGACAAGCATCAATGATTTTACCTAACTCAGCAACAACGTTAGCAGCAGTAACTGTAGTACCTGCAACTTCTTGTGCAGATGGTAAAGCAGCATCAGTTAACAATTGTGTCATGATACCTGCGAACTGACCTGCAGTTGCGTTAACACCTTGCCAAATTGAAGTCTCCATACCTGCAGCAACTTTCTCAGCAGCGTGTGCAATTAAGAAATCAGCGAAAGATTTAGGAAGAGTATCAAATGCAGAGTAACCCATTTGGATAGCATCCCAATCCGAACGGAAGTCAGTTTTACACAATTGTAAGTTTACTTGGAAGTACTCAGGTTGCAAAATACGCTCAGTCAATGTAACTGTAGATGTAGGGTCAAAATCACAGGTGGCGTTCTTGATGATATCATCCGTAGCCACACGCTTAATTACCTGCTTAAATTTGACGTTAGGCATAATAGTGATACCGCCTTTGTCAAGGGTTGGAGCAGACAATAAAGCTGCTGCAATGTACTTACCTGCGAACTCGCCAGCGTAAGTAGTAGTGATTGAAGTTGTTGTTGGCATTTCTTTTTAAATTTTAGTTATTAAATGTTATTGAATTTTTCTAAGATTGAATCCATAGTAGAACGAGTGCGGTTTTTAGCAAGTCTCATTATTTCTACTTTAGTTTCGTTTTCAGGGTTAAATGAAATTGGTTTCGGCTCTTCGCTTAATTCAACTGGTGCAACTTCTTCTGCAACTACACTTGATAATACGAGTTTAGCTTTTAACTCTTCGTTTTCTTTTTTCAAGGCTTCGATTTCACTAAAGAAAGATTCTTTAGTTACTGATTCGATAATCTTCTTTGCAGTAGGTGCAGCAGCCATTTCTTCTTCAGGCATCTTACCTGTTTCGACTTCAGCTTCAGGAGCTTCAACTTCTACTTCAGCTTCAGGAGCAGCAGCTTCACGAATCTCACCGATAACACCTTCTTCGATTACTACCAAGATACGCATATCTTCCAACTCATACTCTCCGATTGGAAGGGCAATGCGTTGTTCGTCTTCCGTTAGGATAAACACAGGTTGACCTGCTTCGAATACATCAGCTTCAAGTGTAGATACACCATCAGTTAACATCATAGTTTCCAACTTTACTTCTAAACCTAAAAGTGTGCGGACTTTGTTTAAGATTGATTTTTCGTTCATTTGTTTTTATTTATTTAAAGCAATTAGTTAAAATTTACCGCCTAATTTTTTAGTGATTATATCAGATAAATCTCTTGATTCTTTGTCTAACTTCATAAAAGCAGTATCAGCATTTTTAAATACAGGAATACCTTTTGCATCAATGCCTAATTCTTTAGCTTTCTGATTAAAGTCACTCCAAGTATTACCTAAATTGTCTTTTTTGATATTTAATTCACGTCTAAAATCTGAAGCTTTTGTAAGAATTGCTTGTTTTTTTGCTTGAATTTCTTTTTCGTAAGCAGCTATATCTCCAAGTAATTTTAAATATGCATCACTTTGGTTAGTAGCCTCTTTAATTGCTTTTTCCAAATCTTGAACCGAAGCCAAATTAATTTCGTGAGAAGCAAGCTCCGTAGCCTCTTCTTTAAATAGTCTGTTGTAAACTGATTTCATTGTGTTCATATGTATATAACTTTTTATAGATTACTTGTTGCGTTTTTATCCGTTTTGACGTACGGTAGTTCTCACACCACTTACTACAGTTGTAGTTACTACATCAGCAGTTCCTTCAGTCTTTCCAATGCCTTGTGCCTCTAAACTTCCGTCACAACATTTGCTTGAGTAAGTTCCGTTTGAACATAGGCAGCCTCTTCTTGCTCCTGCTCTTGGACTTGCTTTACTTGGTGTTTTGAATTTGCTCAAAATGTCATTTTTAAATTTGTGATAAATCAGCAAGAATTTTTTGACCTTTTTCAGCACGTTTAATATCATCAGTACAACTTTTAACCCATCTTTTAAAAGTATCAATGCCATCTTGAACCCCTAATTCCTGAGCAGCTTTTAAACCTTTTTCAGCTTGTGCTAATCCTTTTCTATTTAGTTCAATTGATTTAGATAATTGTTCAGCAATTTTCATAACTGGCAATGATAACAATGAACCTGCTTCTCTATTCAAGTCTAGTACCTCATCTAATAATGCTAATTCTACTTTATGCGAGCTTAATTGTACTTCTGCAATCTCTGCTGCGTTACGCTCCATTTGAGCGATTTTGTTTAGGATATTATTCATTTTAATAGGTCTTTAAGTTGGTTAATAATTTCATTCTTTTCCATGTCTTGTCTTGGTGAATCAGGCATCTTATCTGCAAAGTACCCCTCAATTGAGAATCCTTTAATCTTTTCGTCTTTTACTTGTTGCCATACATCGTCATTGTCTACCTTCATAGAAATCATCCAAGTTCCTTTCGGTAGGTTAAATCCGTAGAGCTTGCTTTTGTCCATCTTGTCATCTTCAATCAGCCAGCTTTCTACTACGGTCATTCCCTTGATAGCGTTCTTGTGTTCAAAGGTTGCGCTAGATTGGTTGCCGTTAATAAAAAACAATTCCATTGCCTGACGTACAGTGTTCTCGGAAAAGTAAATGTAGAACTCCTCCTCTTTGTTTCTGCGGTAAATCTTCTTGTTAGGTATTAAAGCAGCACCCATTAAGATACGTTTCTCTGCATCTACTTCTTTAAGTTCTACTTCGTGTTTGGCTAGAGCAATAAAGTTCTCCTCAATGGCAGGTGATTCCACAACTGAGACTGCGCTGATTCCGCTTTTAAAGTCTTTTTCGTCTATAATTAGTTCAAGTACTTTCATAAATTCTCAAGTAAAATATGTTACAATGTTGCGTTTTTAATTCGGTTGCGGTCAAGTGCCTGAGCAGATGTTACCTCGCCACTAACTACATACGCTTGGATTGGTTGCTGCTGAATTTGTGCAAGCTGGTTCATTCCTGAGTTACCTACTACGTTAAAGTTTGGTGCTTGTGCGCCTGATGTAAATGAATTAGTAGGGTTACCGCCTCCTCCACCACCACCATTAGGTGTTTTGACTGCTGTGATAGCCTTGATGTTTTTAATACCTGCTGCGATAGCCAAACCTGCATTAATAGGTGCAAGCACAGGTCCTACAATTGGAATGCCTACAGTTGATGTGTATGCTTTTTGAGCTGATAGATAGGTGTCAATAGTTGCCTGAGCAATTGCTGCTGCTTTACCTGCTGCACTTTCTCTACCAAATAAGTCTGCAACTTGACTAAGAGTAGCTGAAGTAGCTTGTAAGGCTTCGTTCATATCAGCAATCTTTTGCTTTTGAATTTCCTTCTCTGCTTTGGCTATGTCTAATTTTAATTGCAGTCCGTCTTTTAGTCCTTGATTTTCTAATTGTTGAAACTCTAATGTTTTGTCTAAAGTAGCTTTACGAATATCAATTTTTTCTACCTCAAAATCTTTTAATGCAGATACTTCTTCTTTAGCCTTCTCTACTGCCTTGTCTGCCGATTTAGTCACTACCTTTTCGGCGGGCTTGTCCATCTCCTTAAGAGCAATTGTAAATCCTGCGGCTTCGTTTTTTAGTGCCTTTAACTTGTTCTTGGTTTCCTCAATTACTTTGTCTCCCTCATCAGCAGTTTCTTTAGGGTCAAACACCAAACTTGTAATGCTTTTATTTAAACCCTCTCGCAGGTTAAAATCTTTGCCTAATGCTTTGCCTACCATGTCCACCGTGCCGAGTAGCAATTGTAGTGGGGCGGTTAAGAATGTAAGTATACCTGTTAGAATCTCTCGGTTTCTTCTCGCAGCCATAACCTGCGCTTTTTTAGTGGCTTCTTGATTAACCAACTGAGCCTCCGTTGCCTTAATTACGGCTTGGATTTGCGTTTGTTTAATCTTCAAGATGTCACGCTCCGATTTACCTTGTAGCTTTAAGATGTTATCCTGACCTGATATAGTATCATATTTCTTTTGTTGAGCCAATACGTTTGCATCCGTCTTTGCGTTGAGTTTAGATTGCTCAGCACTTACTCCACCAACAGCAGATTTAATGTCATCCCAATAAGCAGCAAGCGTACCTAAAGCAATCACAAGTAAACCAATACCACTTGCACCAATAGCACCTTTTAAAGCTACACCAAAAGATTTGATAGACGGAATAGCCTCGCGGAATCCTCGCACACCATCCGCAATAGCCATTGCTGACTGCACTTTAAGTAATGCCTCTTCTACTTTTGCGGATTCACTTCCAAATGCTCCCATAGCACCCTGCACAAGTTGGAATCCCGCAGTAGCTCCACCTAGCGCACCACCTAGTTTTGTAGACATTGTGCCAGCAGCCGCATCAACTGCCATGTCCGTTTGTATTTGAACCTTACGGTAATCGCCTACGGTTTTTAATAAGTCTTTATATTCTTGGGTCGTGCTTTTTCCTGCGTTGGCTAACTCATACAACCTATCCTCAGCCTCACCCATACGAGTGGTAAGCGGTTGCAAGTCTCCGTATACTTCCTCAAAGCTCTTGTTAACATCGTTAGTTGCTTTGGAGAGGTTCTCCATTGCATCAACTGCCTGTTTAGTATCTACGTCTATTTTTATTGTCTTAACTTCTGCCATTTTTCTTGTTAGTTAGTTCACGTTTACCTTGCTTCCACATTTTTTTCATAGACGTAGTGAGTTCGTGTTTTCCTTTGGCTATATCAATCAACTCCGATTCTCCATAGAAGTTATCAAGTTGTAGCATTGCGATTATTTGTTTTATCATTGTATAATATAAAAAGATTCCGTTGTTGTGCTGCCATCCAAGTAAGTGTAGGTAACGACAATTGTGTAAACTGTTCCTGCTGCTCCACTAGGCAAAGTGATTATCAACACACCGCTTGCAGTCATCGGATTTGGACTGAATGATACACCAGCCGTTACACAAGTAAAGGCAGCCTCTACTGCGTTGTTTGGTAGGTTAATAGTGTACTTAACAGTTCCTCCTCCTGTTGCTACTTTAGGGTTTGGGTTTGTAGAGTTGACTATTGGTCTAAAGTCTAAGATTAGTTGTAAATCTGCATCTCCTGTAGTTAGGTTCGTTTTTATCTCGTTGATAATATATCTTCTATCCCTGATTACAAGTCTATCGTTTAACTGCAATCCTGTTAGTAGGCTTACAGGTAGTCTTGCCTTGACGTTAAGCAATCTCTGCTTTAAGTTGTAAAGGTTGTACAGGTAGCTAAAATAGTAATTAGCAAAAAGTGTATTTTGTATAGGTGTTGATAATAGTGAGCTGGTCTCAGGTGCAAAGTTTAAAGTGTAGTTCGTGGCGTTGTAAATCAAGTCTTGACCTAATGGTGTGTAGCTTGTAACTGTTGAATGACCACCACCATCGTTATGGTATTTGAAATCGCAAGTTTTGTTCGTGTATTGATAGAGCAGAACTGGCTTTGGTATATAAGGCGAAAACTCTCCATTAAGTGAGTACCCAACTTGTAAATCAGTACCTGTAAATTTTTGCTGCAATAGATTCTCAAACGGAAGCTCAACCGTAAACTCACTACCATCGTAGTTATACTCATAACTTGTATCTCCGTACTTACGGCTAAAAGTTTGCGAGAAGTTTTTATTAAGGAATGATTCCGATTCTTGGTATTTGAAACTAATTGTTTTGTAAAGCGGCATTCTCTCAACTTCTATTGTACTGACATCAACGTACTCGCTAACATCTATAACTGCGCCTTTAGAATACCAGTCATCTAACGGCTCAACAAAATACTCATTGTCCTTTATTGAGTAGGTAGTCATGTTAAACGTCTTTAGGATTCCTGAGAAGAAATCTGCTATCTTCATTACAGGTGCGTTTGCTGCAAGGTCAATTGATAAGCTAACAGTAAGTGCAGTATAAACTACCGTCAAGTAGTCCGTGTTTACCGAACCTGTAGTAATGTAGTCTACTTCATATTTTAATCTAGAATTAATTACGTTTGCTCCTTGTGTTCTAATTTGAAAAGTATAAATAACATCTAAGCCTGCGGTTTGAGTAATTGTATCTAATGTGTAAACTCCTGTGCCAAAACCTGTGATTGTATTGTACAAATTTCCGTTTTGATATATGTCAATGCTATAATTTGCCGAAGTGGTTGTAGAAGTTACCTCGTAAATTAAACGGTGCGTAATTACACCTGCGAGTTCTTGTATTTTTACTGAGTTTGTAGCTGATGTATAAGTGTTGGTTAAATCGTAGTTTGTGAAAGTGGGAGTAATTGTATTAGCAGTAAGGTTGTACGCAGTTGAATACTGCACCAAAGTTTCCTTACCCTTGTACCACAAAAATAATTTAGTGAATCTCTCATCCTGCAAGAAAGCTCCCGAAAATGTTATGCCGTATTTTGATTGAATTAAATCAAAGATTCTCGCCACTCGTAATGCAGGAAACAACTCAGTTTTAGCAATAGCTCCTGATGTCGTGTGTATGTCGTTTTGCGTTAGCGTATTTACTAACCAGTTCGGCAATGGTGCGTTTGGTGGAATAGATTGATACTCCCAAATGCGATTAGACGTGATTAGCGGATACTTTACATCGTAAGTGTTAGTAGAGTTAGTTATGCGTGTTAAAACTTCAGCAGAAGTAAAAGCATGAGCATAGGCAGTATAATCTAAATCAGACAGTAAGTCCTCACCAAAGGTATCTTTAAGCGTTACTCCCTCTCCGTAGAAAGTTAGTTTGTAAGAGCTAGGTTTACCGTTGCTTAGTGATGCTCCGTCTAATTGTATTTTACCTTTGCGGAATGTGCTTAAATCAATCTCAATGTATGCGTCTTTTCGTAGGTTGTTATCAGTTGAAAAGTCAATGTCACTATTATACCAATGCTCAAAGAATGCGTTGTTGACATCCGATGCAGGTACGGTAAATCCTTGCGAGAAATCCGTGTAAGTTTTAGAGATGTCCTGAACATTTTGTATAGAGCTGGTAACTTGAATCTGCTCGTCATTAAACAACTCTATGCGGTTGCCTTCTATGTATAGTTGTACCTTTCTCATTAGACTACTGAATTGATGACATCGTAAGCAAACTCAAAGTCTAATTGGTAGTTAATCATGTGAGTATTTATGCTTTTAAATAGCTCAGTAGATTTCGTGTTTATCTTGGCAGGCAATTTATTGATAAGAATTTTCTCCGATAGCATCAACTGCTGAATTACCTCTTTGTAACTTTCGTTTACCCAATCGGAATTTACTCGGATAGATTTCTTGCCGTTAGCATTAAATACTGCTCGTTGCCCTTCTCTTAGATTGTAGTTAGGGAATGTGCTAGGCATCAGGTTATACTCCGTGTTTTCCACATTCAAAGTATTGTTGCTTGCCTTAAAGAAAAACTCACGCTGCCAAGCTCCAAACTTATTTACAAAGTCTACTTGAACTGGTGTGTACTTGCATTCGATTTTAGGCACAAAAGTAGCCGTGTAAAGTACGGTTGCGCTGCCATCTATAATATCTAATCTATTACCTACCGCAGCATAAGGAGCATATACTCTCGGTACATCGCGCCATACGTTAGTAGTCAAGCCTGTAGTATTAGTTGCACCTGTGCTTAGGTTCGTGTATTTAACCGAGTTGCCTGAGCCTGTGTAAAGCGTTAGCCATCCATACTCGCCACTTAAGTCATAGTTGTAAGTGTAACTTCCTGACGTCAGTAGATAGTTACCTAGAGCAGGATTGTAACCCTCTTCAAAGTATCCGTAGCCATCAACACCAAAGTGTGTTTGTGTAGAACCTACCTGAATGAAAGATGTTGTAATTTTCTTGAATAACTTTAAGCCTATGTTACACCATTGGGTTGTAGGAGTTGCGGTTATGGTAGTTGTAATTGATTGTAAGGTGTTATGGTCAATGTACTCACGGATGTACGGTGAAACATCGTAGTAAGTCGCAGGATTGTTTGAGGATGGTATCATCTTGCTTAGTGTGTAAGATGGTGATGCAGGCATTGAGCCTGTGCCATTCCAAAGAAAGATTTGCAGCTTAGTCTCTATTTGAGATGTTTCGTTTATTGTTACGATGTACGGATTCCGTGCGTTAATTATTGCCATTATTTCTTAAGTATAGTATCTAATTGTTGATTGAATAATTTAAGAGCATCAAGTCCGTATTTTTGTACCAGCTCTTCAGGTAGTTTCTTGTAAGCAGCTTCAAAAGGTTTAGTAAAAAATAAGCTCTTTTTTAGTCCGTTGTTAAATATGCTTCTTGCAAGTGCAAACTTCATACCTGTTCTTTTTACAAATTTACCTTTACTATCTCTTGGGGACAAACCTTTTCGTCTCAACCAAACATCTAAAGACTTTAACATCTTGGCATTTGGCACTCCTTTACGATAGCTATATTTTGAACCTCTATTTTTCTTTAGTCCGTTTACCCCTGCATCTTGGTAAATACCATAGTCCTCCATCATAAATTCGATTGAGATACTATTTGGCATTGTCTTTACCTTTCCGTTCAGGGACTTAAATAATTTGCCATCAGCTTTTTTTAACCTTACAAGGTTTTTCTTAGACGTTTCAATTACATAGTCTCTAAACTTCTCTAACTCCTTTTGGACTTCAGTTTTATTCACCTTTTAATCGTTTGAGTTCTTCAAACAAAGCAAGTAATTCTGCCTCCTTTTGTGCTACTAGTTCTTCTTGAGATGGTTCGTCTACCTCAATATATTCCACTCTGACTAATCCGTTGTCGTCGTATATTTCGTTTCTTACTTGTGCCATATTTATATGATTAAGCTAATGTTATAAAAACTGCTGGAGCGGTAGTTGTAGCTGGGCTAGGTGTGCCAAATGTGGTTGGTGCTGAACCAAAAGTTGTCGTTAATGTATAACTTGAAGCAGCTAATGTTGTATTGAGATTTTTTATACTCATTAAACTTGTCGCAACGTGACCAGTTATATTCACTCCAGTTGCACTAAAATGCGTTGTCAACCAATATGTTACTCCAGCAACAAAATTAAAAGCAGTAGTAGCTGTTTTTATACCTGTCGTTGAACAGTCTAAATTTGCCGACTCATATAGTTTTTGGTCGGGCTTTCCGTTTAGGTTTGAATAAATTAAAATTCGTGCATTTGCACCAGCCAATAAAGCAATCACATTTATACTAAAACTGGCGGTTGTAAAACTCTGATTTGGAATAAAAGGAAACGTGGTTAAACGGTTAATTGTTGTGGCAACACCAGCACCAGCATTACCGTTGACAACTGCTGAAACTGAATCACCCGATTGAAGCGGTACAAGAGCGTGAACACCTACAAAAGTTCCCACCGATAAATCACCACTACCCAAAACAGAACTGCCGTTGATAGTCTTGATGTTAGTTGCGCTAACTAACGTATCTTGCTTTGCATTTAAAGCAGTTTGTGTTGCAGTTGAAACAGGTTTGTTAGCATCACTTGTGTTATCTACGTTACCAAGTCCTACATCCGTTGCAGTTAAATTAATATCACCTGAACCAAGAAGGCTTTGCCCTTCAATTGTTTTGATATTTGTGCCACTAACTAAAGTAGCTTGCTTTGCGTTTAAAGCATTTTGTAAATCAGTTTGACTTGATAAAGTACCTGTGATTGCACCCCAAGTTGCTCCTCCTGCTGCGCTTGCTGAAATCTCTACATAAACGCTGCCTGTCCAACGATAAGTCTTATTCGTGTCTTCTGCTATGTAAATAGTTTTTACTGCGCCTGAAGCAGGGAATGCGGCTAAATTAGCGAAGGTTCTTACTTGTGATGGTACATTGATTGTTACTGCCATACTAGGTTAATTATTTGATTGCTTAATGGTGGGTAAGTAGAGGTTGCTACTTGTGTTCCGTCTATTTGTAGGTTTAAAGTTTCGTTAGGCAAGGTCAATATACCTCCGCTTGCTACGCTTGCAGTATAACTTAAATCCGAATTTGTTACTGTTGCAGGTTGACAAAATGGTGAGTAGCTGCTGGTATCGCAAATGGTCATCTCGTTAGGAATCAACACATCGAATGTCATTGTCCATCCTGCCATAAAGTTTTCGAATCTCTCAGTAAAAGGCTCGCACGTTGGGTTGCCATCAACTACAAATTCTAAATCCCACAAGTTGCCGTGAAGCATCATATCATAGCATCGGTTTAAGACTGCCAGTTGCGTGTTTAATACATCCTGCTCGTTGCTATTGCCCTTGAATAAATCCGTAGTAGCCTCCTTTGAGATGTTGACAATATCCATTGCAATCAATGATAGATTGTATCTTACTACGTTGGTCTCAAATGATACGTTGTTGGTCATCAGGTGTACAAGCGGAAAGATTGTCTGCTTGTTTAAGTCCACTTCAAAGATGTCTCCTTCCGTAGTTGTGTTTACGATAGGGTCATTGTCAAAATGCCACTTGATTAATTCTAATACTTTGTAAAATCCTGTCATCGTCTCAT